AAGGGGCCCCTTTTTTGTGCCTGTTTGCCAATGGCCGCAGGGTTATGAGTTTATACTCTGAGTTCCTGCCCGACGCGAAGGAGATGGTCGCCGATTTTGCCGTGGCCGGTTCGGCCAACTCGGGAGCGATTACATTCGCTTGCCTTATCTCCGACCCCGCCGTGCAGACCGTGCTCGAAGCAGGGGGGTATATGGAGCGAACCCAGTACACCGTCCGCCTCCCCGCCGCAACGGCCTCCTGGAGCCTCCCAGACGGCTCTACGGGGGCATCCACGGCCATCATCGTCGGCGGCGTGCCCATCGCTTCCCTCGCCCAGGGCAAGAAGATCGTGGCCGGCGGGAAGAACGTCCGCATCACGACCCAGACCTATAAGCCCGGGTCGGCGTGGGTCACCCTCGTCGTCATCGACGACAACCAGTAACCCATGGTCAAGGTCAAGATTGACCCTAAGTCCATGGCGGATTTCGTGGAGGCCTGCCGCCAGTTCGCGGCCGGCACGAAGATTGCCATGCGCGACGCCGTGCTCGAGCAGGCCATGCTTGCCTGTCAGGACGCGGCCATCTTTACGCCCCCTATCCTAAAGAACGGCGGAGGCGGCCTTACCCCTGCGGCCAAGAAAATCGGGGAAGGAGCCGTGGCCGGAGACATCTCGAAGATCTTCGTCGCGGCAAACGACCATTCGGCGAAGTCCGCCACTGGAGCGATTACCAATCAAATTGCCTTCGCGGTCAAGAGTGACGACTTCGGCGCCTTCAATCAGATCATGAACAACGGCAACGTCGGCTCGATGTTCAGCTCGAAGAGTATCCTCGCGAAGATTGCTCAAGACGCTGACCGTGCCCGTGCCTTTCAGAAGGCCAAGAACTTCCTGAACCGTGCGACCCCTATCCGTTCCGACTATGGGACGCAGGGCTACGTCTCGAACATCCGGCAAATCCATGACCAGGTCAAAAGCCGCTTCGGAGGTCGTCTGAAGAAAGGTCAGAAGGCCGTCGCCGCAAAGCTGCTAGTACAGGACAAGGACACCCTGAAGGAATACATTGAGCGCCGTCAGCGTCTTGTCGGCGTGGTAAAGTCTGGATGGGCATCCCTGCTGCGAGGCCTTCCGAAGCCTAAGGACATGAACGGCCAGCAGGGCGAGCCCGGGGCCGAGCTTCGTAAGGCGACTTGGGTCAACGGACATTCCTCCGTCCCAGGCAAAATCACATCCAACTTCACCGACAAAGTCTGCGAGGTCAGCATCAATAACCCGATCGGGAACATCAACGGCATCGCCGATGAGGCTGGGACGCTCGGCCTGGTCTACGGCAACCGCGTCAAGCAGATGCCTAAAATGGTTCGCTACCGAATGAAGAAGCCCGTAAACAAGTTTAACAAAAAATAACAATGGGAACTAAATCCATGCGCCACATCGTCGAGGCCGTCGTCTCGACCTATCTCTCCGCCCAGTCTGGCCTTGCCGGCGTCGCACTCCTGACGGGTGACAGCGCCGCGACGCAGACCCTGCCTAAGGCGGTCGTCATCTGCGACTCGGCATCGGCTCCTGCCGACCTCCCAGAAGGCCTTGGCAACTACTCCTGCTCCGTCCGTATCACGCTTTTCTCGAACGCTGACGACACGACTCTGGCCGTCCACCGCGAGCGCTGCGCCGCCGTCGCCGGCAACATGCGAGACCTTGCCAGCATTCAGGCGGCCTTCGTGGCTACGGGCGACGCGACCTGTTACGACGTGACCATGCGATCCGAAGACGAGGGCATCGACGAGCGCTCCTGGGCGACGGCCTTCTCCTTCGACATCCTGACCGTCCTGCCTCCCGCCGTATGAGGTTGCCAATTAGGGCAGGAGTAAGATGAGCGAAGTAAACGAAGGCGTCGTGTGTTTGTATGGCATTGGCCTCGGCCAAGTGGCCTCGCTTTATGTGCAAGGGTACTCCGTCAGCTCCGGCTTCAACAACACCGGCATGGTGGTCGACGAGCAGGGCGTGACCCGCACGGCCCGTTACGACGACCGCCGCTCCGAGATCACCGTCGACGGCGTGGCCAAGGCCACCAGCGTCCCGCAGCTCGGCGCCTCTTTCTCCTTCACCGCTAAGACCGCGTCGGCTTACCCGGGCGGCTCCGCTTCGGTCAGCTTCACCGGCGTGGTGACAAAAGTAGATGACCGCGGTTCCTCGAAAGGCTTCGTGACTGTCTCTGTCACTGCTGAGTCCTTCGAGGGCATCTCGACCTATTAATTGACACCCCCGCAAGGGGCGTAGGCTAGAGGGAGTGGATAGTCGCTTCCTGAATGCCTTCATCGACCCGGCACCTTTTCGGCTGCTGGGTCGAACTCTTTACCCGTGGTGCCTGAAGTATCGTCTCAGGCTGCACGCGTTCAAGTCGCCGCTGGTCGACGGGCACAGGGCAATCACTCCGGCCGACCTCATTTTCGCTTGCCAGGTATGCGCCGAAGAGCCTCTTGGAGAGATCGGCGTCCTCGACCGCCTACGGATGATGCGCCTGATGGCCAACCCTGCGAAGTTCGAGATGCTGCTCAACGCCTTCGCCGGCTACATCCTGGTCGAAGACTGGCCGAAGTTCTGGGAGCAGTCCAAGGCCAAGTCAGGCGGAGGGACTAAAGGCGTCCCCTGGATACTGAGTACGGTCGCGGTACTCATAAAAAGCGGCATCGAGGAGAAGCGGGCGTGGGAGATGCCTGAATGCCAGGCCGTATGGTATTCCGCGGCGTTCGCTATGCACAACGGGGCCGACGTCGCAATCATGACGCCCGAGGAGGAGGCCTTCATCGAGTCTCAGCTGAAGGCCGGCGAAGGGGAAGCCCCTGTTGCCAATCCAGCAGGGTAAAGCACTACAATGGCAGGACAAGACCTAGGACTGAACATTAAGACGACCTCCGACGTCCCCGAGGCCATGGACAAGGCCAAGAAGGCCGCCGGCTCATTCGACAAACAGGTCGAGGACATCGGCATGAAGTTCAAGAACTCATTCAAGGACATCTTCCTCGGCTTCACGGCTCCGATGGTAATCCTGAACACGCTGATCGGGGCCATCGCCGACAAGATCGCGGAAGCCAAGCGCTCCGCCCAGGAGGGATTTGACCTCATCGCTGCCGGCGAAACAAAGTTCGCAACCTCAGAGGAGAAGAAGTTCGCCAACTTCCTTAAGGTCAAGGCCGCGATGGAGAAGGAGCAGAAGGATGTCGAGGAGGGCAAGATTGAGATGACGCGCAAGTTCCTCGAGACTGACGCTGGCAAGAAGTTCCTCGAGCAGGAGGCCCGAGACTCAGGTCGCCGCCGTCAGCTGAATCCAAACGTGGCAGTCCATTATGAAAGCGTCCGCAAGGCCGCCATGGATGCCTTCCTAAACTCAGAAGAGGGCAAGAAGTTCAAACCCATGTTCGAGGAGAAAGCGGCCGAGCAGAAGGCTGGCACATTCAAGGGCCCCGAAGGCTTCGGCACGGTCGTCGGCGTAGGCGCGAACCCAGTCCTCGAGAAGATGACCCGCCAGAATGAGATCATGGAGGAGATTAAGATCATCCTCCAGGAGCAGAGCATCCAGAACCGCGGCGGCTCCGTCCCGAATCCTTTCACCGAACGTCAACCTATCACGCTCCAGAAGATTGGAGCCGTCTAATTTATGGCACTAGTAAGCACCGGCAACACCCTCGCAGCTGAGATGCTGCAACCCGGGTATACCCTTACCTCGGACGGCTTCGGCCTCGTCACATGTTCGGCGACCTACAAGGTCGACTGGACGGCCCCCGTGGCCGTCACGGCACGCGGAACGGCTTTTCCTGTCGCCGGCCTGACCTATCTCAAGGCGCACAAGTCCAGCCAGTCCTATGACGCGCTGGAGTATAAGACCATCAAGGTGGACTACGTCGGCATTGACCCGACCGTGGGCGGCGGCGTAATGACCAACGCCAACACGTCAGTGGCGAACGGCCTGACTGCCGAGAACATCACGACCCATCCGAACTTCTTTACCGCGGCAACTGGTTACGGAGGATTACCCCTCGCCGGTCTCCCTTCCGACTTCGGCGGCGCTTACGACGACTCGACCCTCGGGCCTCCCGTCACGGTCATCGCGGTCGCACCTTCTCCGAACGCTGGCAAACCCGTCGTCGTCCCGTCCTCTCAGGGCTACAACGGCGCATGCTTCGAGACCGGCATGGGCGGCCGCTTCATCGGCTTCGTCGACCCGGACGTCCCCGAGCTCTACGGCAAGACCCAGTATCTCGCCCGCACGACCACCTACTCAGGCGTGATCTACACGAGTTCTTCCTCTTTTGTTCAAGCGCTTTACGCCCTTCTCGGAACCGCTACGGGTGGAAACTCTTGGGGCGTGTTCCAACTGATCCCAGCATGGGGGCCGACTGGCACCGGAACATACGGAAACCAGAACTTGCTCTCTCAGGTCAACGTCGAGGAGTACGGCTTACTCTACAAGGTGCTTTACGAAATCCGCTACTCGAAGGAAGGCTGGCCCCCCGACGTCTACGTCAACATCTGACGACCGATGAGCATCCAGCCGGGAGTCGGTTATACGTTCAAGGATTCGAGCCAAGGCACGACCCTTAACATCGAGAAGCCCTGGGGGCCGTGGGCCGTCTACCCGGTCACCGAGGAGGTCTGTCCGTTCACCATCGTCGACGAATCCTCAGGCACGACCTACAAGTTCAGCTGCACGCCTGGGATGGTCAACTCGGTCATCCCTCAGATCGGCATCGCCCCGCTTGCGACTAAGCGCCTCGACTACGTTCCGACCCCGACGACGACCTTCAACTTCGACCCGGCCACTGGTTACTCGTATATCTACCTCAAGGTCTCGGCGGACTATTCCAGCCCCCCGACCCTCTACCCTGTGACGGATCAGGCAGACATCCTTTATCCGCGCATCATCTCGACGAGCATTCAGCATCCGGCCACGGACGACTCCGCCTTCTTCCTCCTAGCTGTCGCCTACCAAGACCAGACCAATCCGGGCGGCGTTGCTACCCCGATTGTCATCACTCAGCTGACGTGCGGCTCTCAGTGGTCTGACCGAATCAAGGTCGGCACATCTACCGCGAAGTACTTCTTCGCCCGCGTCTGATGCCCCTTCCTCCGCTGACGAAGGATTACATCACGGTCGGCGGAGCGCAGACATTTAGCGGCACCGTCTGGACGTGGGGCCAGATGCGAACTGCTGTTTACGCAGGACAACACGGAACAGGCTCTTCTTACTGGGGAAACTCTGGACACGCTATCGACTATTATGACACCGGCTTCAACGCAATCGACGCTGTCGAGTCCGGCAACCGGCTATTCCGCGGACAGGCTTTTAGCACTGTCGGTTATAACGATTACTCAACGCCCAACCCCACTCCAGGCGCTCCCGATATTCAGCGATTCTTTTACGGAAGTTTCTTTGAGTCTCCCCCCGGGTCTGGCATCTTTGTCCCTGGCATCGGCAGCGGCCTCGACATCGAAGAACAGGCGACCATCTTAGGCGGCGCCACGTTCGTCGGCTCAGGTGGCAGCGTCACCACTGGCCCGACGTCCTATGACAACTCTGACCCAGCCGGCCAGAACATCGGGACGACCGCCCTCGGCACGGTTTCGTCGGTGACCTTGTCATTCTGAGCCCCCTTGCCAATCTCCGCAGGGTTAAGAAGACCCGATGAGCTGCTCCAATACCGCCGTATTCTCCCGAGGGGACAGTTTCTCCAGCGTCTGGACGTGGGTACCCGGGGCCGGCGAGCCCGTCAACCTCCTCGGCACGACCATCGCCTCGACCCTCCGCGATAGGAGCGGAAAGGAATACCCGCTAGTCATCGTGCTGGCCGGCAACGGCCTCTCCTTTACGGCCACCTTCCCCGGTGATACCGCCGACTGGGCGCTCGGCCTCGCGAGCTGGGACATCCGCTTCACCTTCCCTGGCGGCCCCGTAACGCACTCGACCATCTTCCGCGTGCAGATCCAGGAGACCATCACTCAAGCATAACATGGCGACCATCAACGGAACATTCAACAGCCTGATTGCGGGAACGCTGTCGGGCACCGTCGCCACCCCTGGCGCGACTGGCCCCGCCGGCCCCGCTGGCCCGACCGGCCCGACTGGCGCTCAGGGTATCCCAGGCGTGGGCGTCCCTGCTGGAGGAAGCACAGGTCAATTCCTGAGCAAGTCGAGCAACGCCTCGTACGATACTACCTGGTCGACCCTATCCCTGAGCGACTACCTGACCAAGGCCGACAACCTCGGCTCCCTGACCAACTTCACCACGGCCCGCGACAACCTCAACCTCGGAACGCTCAACAACCCGACCTTCGCCGGACTCACGTTGCAAGGCTCAGGCGCTAACGTCGGCCAGTATACGCCAACCTCCCTGAGCCTGACGCACACGACCTTCGGTTCCTTCGTGATTTCGCCCTCCTCGGGCATCACCTTCCCCGATACGTCCATTCAGACGACCGCCTTCGTCGCCGGCTCCGGCCTCCCCACTGGCGGCACGGTCGGCCAAGTCCTGACGAAGAACTCGGGCACGAACTTCGACGCGTCCTTTGCGACGCTCATCCCGGGCGACCGCTACCTGACGACCTCGACGACGAGCAACACCCTTAGCAATACGACTAAGACCTTCACGATTGGCACCGGCCTCTCTTACACGCCGACCCAAAGCATCACGATCTCTTACGACGCGTCGAACCATATGCACGGCGAGGTGCTGACGTACAACTCCGGCACTGGCGTCCTGACCGTGGACATCAATCACCACACCGGGTCGGGAACGTACGCCTCTTGGACGGTCAATGTGGGCGGCGTTGTCCCTGCGGCCTCCGTTGCCTGGGGCGGCATCACCGGCACGCTCGGCAATCAGACCGACCTTGCGACGGCGCTGAA